CTTGGCAACTGTGTGAACCATTGTACAATAGCTGTTATAAATGCACTACCTGTTTGTTGTGCTTTCTGACCCACCTGCGTTGCAAATTGTGCCACTTTTTGAATAGCCTGCATTAACCACGTCCATATCTTTGACGGTAACTGGCTAAACCATTTAATAATAGCCGCTATATACTGCGGTAACTGTACTGTTGCAAATTTATATATACCTAATGCAAATTTGGCTATATAACCAATTCCGAGTCCTATTGCATACCCTAAATAATATGGTATCTGATTAAAAAATGTTATCATACTATTTATTGCATTTGGCAATGTTACTGTTACAAAATTCGTAAAAGCTTCTGGAATTGTCACTGTAAAAAATCCAATAAAGCTGTCAACAATTCCTCCGACTAACTCAACAAAACTATTAAATGCTTCTGGAATTGTTTCTGTGAAAAATACCACTACATTGTCTGCGAACCCTTGTATTGTTTCAACTGCCGAATCAATAAATTCTGGTAAAGTTTCTGTAAAAAATCCTCCGACTATTTCAAATGCACTATTTACTACTTCTGGTATTTGTTCAAAGATTTCAGATATTGTTTCAAAAAATGTTTGAAACACTTCTGCTATGTCTTCCAGACCTAATGCACTCAATATGTTTGCTCCGAGTTCTCCAACTAACGACAATATGTTACTTGCCAATCCTGTTATCCCTGTCAGCAATCCGCTGAATATTGTTCCGATTCCTTTTGTAAACAAATCTGCATCACCATTAATAATTCCAACGGCTGTCTGCACAATTCCCTCAATAACTGTCATAACAGATTCTATAACTGTTGCTACCCCTTGAAATGCATTTGTAAACAATGGTGCTATTATGTTACAAAATCCCAACCATAACGATTTAAGGGCATTAATCACTCCCGAAAAATCTACATTCAAATTTGATAATGTTTCTTTTATACTGTTTATCGACTCACCTATTTTTGCTTTGACTTCATCAAATACAGAAACTATTTTATTTCTAAATGTTTCGTTTGTTTTCCACAATGTCACAAAAGCCGCAACCAACACTCCGATGACTGCGACAACTGAAAGGACAGGAACTAACATCCCACTGAATCCTGCCATAAGGCTTGATATAATTGCAGGAATACCACCCATTTGCATTGCCAATCCTGCATAACCTGCTCTTACAAGGTCGATTGATGTTTTTATCGTTTGCATTGTTGTCCCAAATGTCTTGAAAGCCGTTACTGCCATCGAAACAAATTTAAACAACTTACTCATGATAAGCATAACTGGTCCGATAGCCGCCACAACTAATCCAATCTTAACAATCATATCTTGTTGCGCATCTGTCAAATTATTAAATTTAGTTACTAACACATTAATGCCATCTGCTAACTTTCTGATATATGGTGTCAATCTTTGACCTATTACAATGCCTGCCCCCTCTAATGCGGATTGTAATAATGTTAAAGAACCTTTTAAATTATCCAACTGTGTTTCTGCTTGTTGTGCCGCTGAACCTGTTGCACCCTTCAATCCTGTTTTAAACTTATCTACTGTTTTTGTTGTTGCCGCTGTCATTTTGTTAAAAGCATTCATGCCATAGGTGGTAAATATTTGATTCTTTGTTGCGTTTGCTTCTTCATCGGACATACCTGCAAAGGCTTTTGATAATTCATCCACAATATCATTAAAATCTCTAGCTTTTCCAGAACCATCATATGCGGATATTCCCAATTCATCTAATGCCTTTTTTGCCTTTGATGTTGGAGTATAAATATCTGCCATTGCTCTGGCTAACATCGTGGATGCTTCTCCACCTGTTATATTTTGTTCAGCTAATCTTAACAAACTTAATGTTGTGCTGTCAACACTTTGTTTATAATTGTTTGCTGTAGCCGAAACACCAGATAAGGCTTCTCCTAATCCTCTAACATCAGTATTAGCCAATGTTGCTCCTTTTGCCATTAAATCGGCATACTTTTGAGCATTATCCATCGAATCTCCGAAACCTTTTACAGAAGCCGTTACATACGTTGCCGCACTATCAAGACTCATTGCTCCTGCCGATGCCAAACTCAAAACCGTTGGGATTGCCTTAATAGACTCGTCTGCCGACAAACCTGCTTGTGCTAATATGTTTAATCCTTCTGCGGCTTCACTAGCTGTATACTTTGTTGTAGCACCCATATTCAAAGCCGTCTTTTGTAAATTTTCAAAATCTTTATTTCCATTTTTGATTTGTTTAGTCGTGATTCCCATTGTTGCCGCGACCTGTGACATAGCACTCTCAAATTTAGTTGCTACACCAACCGAAGCCGCCCCAACACCAACAAGAGGGAGAGTCAAACCTTTTGTTAACCCTCCCCCTACTGTGGAAAATGCACTGCTCAAACCTTTTAACTTTTGTTCCGTTGTTGCTCCACTTGCTTGAAACACCTTTAAATCACTAATTGCAGACTTAAATCCACCTTTAAATTTGCTTGTGTCAAGTTCAAGAAAAGCAACCGCTGAACCCATGTTCAAAGCCATGCTTATTCCTCCTATATGTCTTTGTAAAAATCAGAAAAGTTTGTATAGCTTTTCTCTTTTTCTTTTCCATTATCTAATGTTATCCAATGCGGAGTTTCTTTATTTTTAATCCGCATTAAAACATTGATGCAAGCTTCATTAAAACAATATGCTGTGTATTCATCTTTAATAGATATTACCTCGCTTGGCAAACAACCAAATTCTTTTGCGATTGCAATTACATTTTCGACGTTTCTAGTCTTCACGAAAATTTTCTAAATTCTTTACCCCTGTCTGTGTGTAATTAAAAATAAACAACATTTGCTCATCAGTCAACTGAATACCTGCTTCTTTGATTTCCTTATATGTTGGTTGCACGAATACCTCTCCTGCTATTGTATCAATAACAGAAAAGATTTCCTTTAACATATTATCATCAGAAGCGTTTACCGCTGTACCATCATTCATAAACAGCTCATTTGTTTTTACCAACAACTCATTTGGAATTTTACCATTTTTAGCCATTGATAATAATGATGGTCTTTTTAGTCTTGCAACAAATGGCTGTGCTGGCGAAAATGGTGGTAACTCAACTATTTCGCCTTGTGCATATTGTTTTAACTGTTCAATACTTGTTATCGCTAACTGTTCTCTATTTACTTCTACTGCCATTCTCTCTTACTCCCTTAATCTAATTTTGAAACTTCTGTTGAACTCCTACCGCTCATAACAATAGGGGAATTTTGTTCAGCACTTCTTGTACCTGTATCAGGTGCCGTTGCAAACCCTGTTGGTAATTCATCCACATAACTAATCTTATATGGTGCTTGACCTTTCTTTGGTGCTGAATTGATTGTATATTCTGGTAATCTAAATACATCGTCCTCACTGTTCAAAACAACTGGTGTTCCTTGACAATTCGGGTAAGTAATTAATTCATACTTAACGATTTGTCCAGAACTATCATAAACAGCAGAATAACAATCTAAATCAAATACTTCTCCTTTGTCTGTACTGCCTGCGGCTGGCGGCTCATATGTTGGATAGCCGTCTGAACTATCTCCAACTGTTCCACCTTGAAAAATCTTAACAACATCGGGAATAAACACATTATCCGTTAACGTAATTGTGTGTCCTGTGATTGTTGTTGTTGCCGGTTTTTGTGCAATCAGTTTTCCCAACTTAACTAATTTTATTGCATCGCTTTCCTCTGTCTGTGCTTCAACTGCAATCTTATTAGCTGTGTCAACTGCAATTTCGACTGCTGTTGTTCTAACGACAACAAGCGATACGTCTATTGTTGGGATTCCATTTGCGGCTTTCTTTGTTGCCATGCCTTTCCCTCCTTACAAATTCCAATTCTCAATCTTTCTTGTGCCATAATATTGGAAACTAATCATATGCCCTTTGATACTATCATCATAATAGCTTGGTGTTTCATTTCCTGCATACATGACTAATGGAAAAACGCTCTTCATGGTTCTCTTTATTTCCAGAACAAAACTTTCTAACTCTGAATAACTCTGTTCTGGAACATAACACATAATTGTGTAAATTGGTCTTTCAGACGAAACTGTTAATGGCTGATATGCTCCATCATGTTTTATAACGACATATTTTGATATGCAGTCTCCTTTATGTTGTGATGGAAAATACACATCAAAATTATTTTGTTTTAATAAATCATAAATTTGTTTTGATACTTCTTTTGCCATCTTCTACCTCAAATGTCCTAACAGCCTTGTAAATCCATTTAAAATTTCTGGACTTACGTTCTGCACTGTTTCTTGTAAAATTGCATATCTACGTTCATGTGCTAATTCTAACCACTTGCCATAATCAACACCATGACTGATATAAATTCTCGTTTTGTCGCTCCCTGTTTCAACAAAACCTGTTAACCTTTGTACTGCATGACCTGTCCTATTTGTCCACCTTTTATGTGTCTTTGCATAATTTTGAAACTTTTTTGCTCCCTCTGTTGCAAACATTTTTACAGCAATCTGCGATTTTGTTTGTGCTTGTGCTAAATTGTTTAACAACTCGTCTGCTTTAATTCTTACCATTAACAACCAACTCCAATGATATGTCGCACACAATGTTATATAACTGTATGTTATTTTTCTCAACAACCTTATATCTATTTGAACCAATCTCTAAAATATGTCCATTCTGTATAAACTCTGAATCCTCATACTTTAATAATAACAATGGTTGACCTTTTGAATGTGTTTTTGTTCCGTCTGAAATGTTTTCTGTTATATAACCCTTTGATGTGTGGAAAAGTCCTCTTACATCAGCGATACTCTTTTGTTCTCCTGTTGGCTTTCCGTATTCATCACAAACTAATTCGTTTATGTGATATGTTTCACCATGCATCTGTATTTCTCTTGCAATCTTATATAGTTCAAATTTTAAATTTCTCATAACAATGTACCTGTGTTTGGTGTTACATATTTCTGTGCTAACATTTTAAAATAAGAAGAAGAGTCTTTTGTTGAGACTCCACTAACATCTAACCCTGTTGTTTCTGCTTTTAAAATTAAACACTCATAACTTGCCTTTCTTACATCCCCATTGTTTTTTTCTAAATAATAAACTAATTCTTCATCAGAAAAGTAAGGGATTATGTTTTCCCTTACATTCATTTTTAACTCTTTCAGTGCATCCATAAACACACAACCTTTTTACATTTTTGCCTCTTTAACTGCTCTCTGAATAATTCTTCTTGCTTCTGCTACATTTTTAGCACTCTTTGTATTTATATTATGAACCTTTGCAAACCTCATAAGCTGTTCTTTGTTCATTTCACTAATTGGAATAGATTCAATATCTTCTGAATCTTCTTCGATAATATTTTGCTCAACAACTTCATGCTCTGGTTCTTCCACTTCTTCTGTCTTCATGCTACCACCAACAATCATATACCCTAATCTTTTGTATTTGTTTTCATATTGTTTCATAGTAACCTTTAACATATTAAGTTTCGTTGGCTTTCTAATTGTTACAAACATTTTTTACTCCCCCTTTCTAAACTTGGTCAACGGAGTAAATAAACACTTGGTCGGCTGTTGGAAAATCTGGTAAACAAATCTGTGTAACTTTTGTTTCAACATTTACTGGGTCTTCCTTTGCCATTGTTGTAACCGCAACTCCTGTATCAGTAATCTTAACATTTGAAGCCGCTAAAGACATAAGGTCGGATTCCTCTGGTGTTGTTCCGAACCATGTCTGTCCTAAATTTCCACTTGGGAATAAAACAAAAACATCGTCCTCAACATATCTCTGTACGTCTCCGGCTTCATCAACATACTTCTTATCATTAACTGCGATTTCAATGTTTAATTCATCAAGAATAAACTGCTTGATTTTCGCATCTGACAAAAAGCCTTCTCCATCTGTAAGAACAAAAATTGATTTCTTAATTTCTGTATTCTTTCTGAAATATCCCATAACGGTTGATGATGTAACTGCCCTTGTTACCTCAACCCCTGTATCCTCAAGAATCTTGTCCTTTGCTGTTCTAATATCTGTAAGAATTGATGCCGAAGGGTCGCTCCAAACTTTTGTTACATTACTCTTGTGGTCTTCTGGCATACCATAATCATACTCATAAACCTGTCCATTACCCTCCATAGCAATAGCACCTGTTGTAAGAGCCATCATTCTCATACGCTCTCTCTGTGCCGCCGCACCTTTTAACAGTTCCATTTCATCATCAAAAATCATGTTAACAATGGAATCAATAATACTCTGATTCCCTGTTTCAATAACTTTGTTTAACTCCTGCCGCATTTCTTCATCGACATATTTTGATTCTTTAAAAAATGGCATTTCTGCGGATAATTTCTCAAATCCGATTCTTGGTCTTGGAATTGCCGATGCATCAAAAGCACTTGGCTTTAAAACAATCGGTAAACCTTTTGCACCTTTTAACCACTGTAATTTTAATCCTAACTTTTTATTGTTTGGGAATAACTCCTGCCCCATGTAAGGTTCTAAATGCTGTTGTAATAATTCCCAATAGGCGACAATCTCGCCACTGATAATTAAATCAAAAATTGACATCTTATTTCCTCCTAACAAGCGATGAATTTAATCATCGGTAATGCTTCTTTTACCTGTGCTGTAATCTTTGCTTTTGTTGTTGTATCAATACGATTTGTATTAACAAATCCAAAAATCAAAAGCGTTCCATTTGCATCCCCTATTGTTACATCCACATCGTGCAAAAGAACTCCAACTGCATCAGACTTTTCAGTAGAAGAACCTGCTTTTGCCGCTGTAAACGCTGTTGCCCTGTTATCAAGGTCACCAGTTAATGGTGTGCCTGCCTTAACAATCTTTCTTCCTAAACTATCAGCCGTTGCAACTGAATCATCAACGACAATTCCAACTGACTCTTGCAATTCTACATTTTTAAGAATTTGCGTAATGTTTCCATACTTCTCTGTTTTAATTCCTGTTTGATTAAACATTTTGTTTACCCTCCTAACTATGTGAAAAATAACTATTTTTTGTTGTTTGTTTTCTTGCAAATAATCTCTGTGCAAGACTTCCCTCTGTTCCCTCTCCGTTTTCTTCCTTCTGTTTTTTCTCCTGCATTTTTGAATTTGTTCTTGTTACTGTTCTTCTATTTTTATCCTCTTTCTTTTCTTCCTCTGAAACAAAATAAACAGAACCGCTATTGCTCTTTTTAATTTCCTCGATAACATCAAGAATCTTTTTATCTTCTGTTGCCTTTGACTTAGCAACAATTACTAAATCATCAACTAAATCTGGCTTTGCTCCTAACGTAATAGCGGCTAATTTCGCTTCTGCAATATCAGCACGCTCCTTTTCCTCAACAAGTCTCTTTGTAAGAGTTTTATTAGAATCATTTGCTTTTTCTAAGTCTGTCTTTTTATCTTCCTGCTCTTGTTGATATTTGCTCACAATCGTCTGTAAATCTTCTTTGCTGTCCACACCTAAAGCGGCTAAGATTTCATTTACACCCTGCTTCTTTGTTTCCTCAACATTAATTTTATTTGTTTCGATTTTGTTTTCTTTCTGCTCTGTATTCACTTCTGTTTTGTTTTCTTCTGTATTTGTCTCTTCATTTGGATTTGTTTTATTTTCTTCCATCATCATTCTCCTTTTTTATATTTGCTTTTATTTTTGCTTCTTCTTGTTTCAACATTTCCACAAGAAAAGCTCGTTCTCTTTCTTTTTTCATCCTTACACCTTCATCGGGATTATGATTCAGTGTTTCCAAGACTGTTTTAATTCTCAGTCTCAAATTCTTTGTTTTATTATTGTCATATGTTACGGTGTATTCTCTTCCACATTTTGGACACCTAAAATAAGCTATCTCATATTCTCCCACCTTTTTGTTTTTGAGTTTAATTTTAAACTCTTTCTTACACCCATCACATATTACTCTCATATTATATCACCTCTTTAATTTTCTGTCAATACTTTTTCCACTTCTTTTTTATATTTTTCTAATAATTTTTCTCTCTTTTTATCCAATGATTCTGTCAATCGAATTCTTTTAGAATTTAATTTCTTTCCTACCTTACCACCCTTTCTTTTTGTTTCTACTGCCTGCATAATTGTTCTTGATAATGATTCTTTTATTTTTAATGTTTCTTCATTATCAACCTGTACGACTACGATTGATTTACATTCTAAACAAACAAAATATATTATATTTAAAACATTCCTTTTCCCATACTCGTAAACAACTACTTTCTTCTGTTTTAGATTTCCTTTTCCAACTACGTTATTATGTTTGCACTTATCGCACATTACATTTGTATTCATCTTTTATTCTCCCATAAAATCTAACGCATATTTATCTATATCTGGATATGTTCCTACAGGTGAACTATACCATTTACCTATTTTGTCAGCTATTGTACTCATATCATCTGGTATATATGCTTCAAACGTACACATACCATTTGGATGGTCTAATGGTAACTCATCTTTCTGAAATAACCTTCCGTCACGACTTAAACACAACTGACAAGTTCTACCATGTTGACCCGAACTATGCCATATGTACCCTTTTACAAATGGGTCATTTTTATTTACCATTTCAAAACTTTGTTGATATGCATGGCTTATCATTGTTCTAGCCAACCTTTGTGCATTGTAATCTACATTTCCAAAATAAAATGTTTTCTGTCTTCCTTCTGGTATTCTGTTTCCATCTTTATCTAATACAAATTTACCCTTGCTATCTCTTTTATATTGTTGGAACTTAATTACTTTGCTTTTCGAAGCCTGTTGTGGGTTAACATACTGCTCTAAATCTCTAGCAATCTCATAAGCACTTTTACCATACTTTGTTCCGTTCGCTATGATTCTATCTAACTTTGTATTAAAATCTCTTGTATGCCCCCATATGGCTTTAGATAACGTCCAATCTCCTTTATATACATCACCAGAAATAATTCTTTTTACAATCGTATCTGGAACATAATAAAAAGCTTGCTCTATATCTTTAAATCCACATTTACTTAAAAACTTTCTTGTGTCTTCTACCACCACCCTTGATGTATCTCTAACACTGTTTTTTATTCCTGTTTTCAATTCCTTATCAATTTGTTTTATCTGTTGTTCTATCTCTCGCTTTAACATAATTAACTGGACTTTTTCCAATTTGCTATATTTACCTATCTTCTTTAGTTTCTTAGACACATCTTTATACATATCTAAATAAAGTTGATATATTTGTTTTTCCTGTTTCTTTGTTAGTGTTCTTCTAATTTCTTCCGCTGACTTTAAGCTAAACTTAACCATCTGCATCACCTCTGTATGTTTTATGATACTTTAATTATTTTATAAGCTAACCCACTAACATCATCTATGTATCTTTTTTCAAACAATATCAATTCGACTTTCTTAATTGCTTCACTCTCTGTCTTTGCTTCAACAATTTCCTCCGTTAGATAACAATATCCAATTGACAAATTTTCATACACCAATATTCGATATTTTTTCATCTTACTATCCTCCTTCTTTTTGTTTCCTCTTTCTTATAATTATATATTAGCACAACTTTTATTATTTGTCAATAACTATTCTTCCAATTTCTGATTTATTTCTTCCTCTTCAACTTGTTTATTTACTTCAATGTCTGCCCCCTCTTCTTGTGTTCTATCCTCTAAAACAGGATTTGCAATCGCTCCATCAAACATACTCTTTTCATAGACAATCTGTAAAATTTCTTCATCAATCTGTTGGTCGGTTATCAAATCCTCATGTCTATGTTTTTTCAGATACGATTTTACAGAACGTAAATTATTTTGCACTTCTTCCATATCAGAAGATTTTTCTTCCAGTTCATCATCCAATAACGCATACTTTTCATTAATCACAATATCGTATTCAACATCATTTAACTGTGGAATCTCATAAATTGTTTTTGTCATATCTTTGTTCAACAAAACAATTTCTAAAACAAATTTTATTATGTTTTCTATTGCGGGTTTCCATGTTTTAAATTTTTCATCGCATCGAACCATTAAAGAATAATATAATGCTTTGATTGATTTACCACTTGTAATTGTTCCTACTAATGTTTCCTCAGAAATATTTGGAATGTCAAGTTCATTGTACATTTCAGAATTGATTCTGTCAAGCGTATTTTTTAACGCTTCTGTATGTCCCATATCGGGTGACAATGTTCCAATCATTGGAGTTGGTTCGTCCAAATTCATATTATGTTCTAAATCCCAATAAGAGCCTGCGGAAGAACTAAGATTCTTTGTTGTTTCTCTGCTCATATCTACAGTATATCGAATTGGGTTCATTCCCTTTCTAACACAATCCACATCTGCATTTGCTAACTTGCTGTAAGTTGCTTCTCCTTCTGTTAACTGTCTAACCTCTGACATACCTCTTTTATTCATTAATGTTCCATCATTAATAATAATTGCCACGGGTATTTGTTTTAAATCTGTTTTATGTTCCTCAATTAACTTCTCCGATAAAACCCCCGAACCTTTGTAAATCGCGGAACTCATATAAACAGCACCACTGCGAACGGTATATTCATTCACCAAATACAATGAACCTCCCACTGTTATATCCTGTTCAACACATTCAAACGAAACAAATTTGATTAGCTTATTTGTTCCATACTGATATTCATAATAGAACTGTAAGCTGTTATAAAAATGGATTGCAATTCCATCCTCTTCTGAATAGTCTACCAGTGCGGCTACTCTTTTAGCAATAAAACAATCCTTCGCACTTTGTAACAAAAGATTTGAGAAGCCACTATTCTTTAATACCTCATTTACTACTGTTTGCAGATGCTCAACATCCTGCAAACTCTTATCGTCTGTCAACCTTGCCTTTACCTTGATTTCTGGTTGTTGCGAAAACATGAATCTCGCTTCTTTATCAATTAATGTTTTTATCTTTTTAAACTTATAATTTGATGGGATATAGTCTCCCTTTGTCCCCTCTGGCTTGAAATCTGCCCCACACTGATAATCTAAGAAATATTGTATTAACTCATAGACCTCATTTCTGTAAATGTTCCCTCTGTCTCCTTTGATAAAATTTCCAAAAATAAAATATGGGAATGTTTTGGCGGCAATCAAACAATCATTCGACTTTTGTTTTTCTAATCCTATTACATCAATGTTCATACTTTACTACTCCTTTTATATCTATATACTACAATAGCACCCCAAAGGGTGCTAATTGCTATTTTTTATACTTCTTTGCTTTGTTTAATGTTGCATTTCCAAACTTACCATTCACAGTTAATTTAAACAACCTCTGTGCTTTTTCTTCTGCTTTTGCTGTATCTTCTCCATATTTACCGTCAATCTTCAAATCAGCATCTACTAACCAATTAAGTAGTTCTTGTACTCTCTTAATCTGTGTTGGATATTCTGTATATGTTTTATATCCATCACCGATTTGGAAATATCCTCTTGGTGGTAAAACAGGGAATATATCCTTATAAGTAGTTGGTTTTACTTCCTTTAAGAATAATGCTCTTTCTGCTTTCCTACGTCTTGTAAGACCTCTATAAACCCTTCCGCCTGCCTTATTATATGATAACATTTTCTCTGCAATCTGCTTCTTTGTTCTTGTTCCATTTGCCGTTAACATTTTAATACTTCCAATGTTAAAACAAAACGAAACAAGTGCTTCAAATTCATTTTGATTCCAATGATAAATGTTATCATATTTATTAACTAAAGGTGAATACTTCTTTCTTAAAGATTCTAGAAGCCATTTGTTAGCGGTATCTTTTGTTATCATCATACCGCTTTTGATTGTTCTTCCTGTAATTGATTTATCAGAATTTGTGATGCCATATCCAATAGTCCAAACTCCTACTTCATCCCTGTAAGCTTTTAACTGACAGCCTTCAAACTTTTTTACAATTTTCATTCCTTCGCCATTTGCTCTAAATGTTTTCATCGTTAACACCTACTTCTGGAATGCCTGCAATACTTGTTAAAACACTCACAACACCTGCTACAACACTAGCAGATACTACCATTTTCCAATCTACAGAACTAATTACTGTTCCTGCTCCAATAACACCAACTGCTGTTTGTGCCATTGTTTTAATTGCTCTAACTCCTGTTGCCTTACACCACTTAATTGTATTCACATCTGGTTTAAATACACAATTCTTAAACATTATGCTTATTCTCCTTTCCATTTTCTTGTCTGCACATTTCAAAATCATGTTTTAACTCTATGATTTCCTTTCCATGTATGTTTATTTCATCCCATTGTTTTTGTTGTGATTTACTAACGTGTTTTTTATATTCTTCAAAATCTCTGTTTTGTTTCTCTAATTCTTCTGTGAGCTTTCCCATCTTAACTATTAGTTCTGTCATTTGTTTTGTATTTTCATTTAATGGTTTATATAGTGCCGTAAACAAACCAACTATTGCTGTCAATGCTACTACACCATATCCAATAATAAGACTATCATCAATCATATAAACACCTCTATTATACATAAAAATTTATAAACCTTATATACAAGAGAACTTATCATTATGTTTTGTCAAGTTTAATTACTCGGCTTTCTTCCTTACAATAACACCATTATAGCAAGTTCTCCCTACTTCCTGTTTTTCTATATTCTCAATTTGTTCTGGCTCTTTTATACAAGATAAATATACAGGTTTTCTATTTTCCATAATTGCAACGGCTAACTCTAAACCATTATATAAACCTATCATATAATCATCATGTACACCTTTTAAACTCTGCTCTTGTACATCCTTTACTCTTTTTAATTCAAATAATTTACTATTCTTAAATATCATTTCTACTCCTTCTTTGATTCTTCTTCACTTAATTCTTTCCACATTTCACATTAAACCTTATCCTGCTCTACTATTTGTTTTTTGTTCTTTTATATCTGCTACTGTATAGTTATCTAATGCATACCACAAGGCACTACGATATATTGACTTGGCTTTTTATCCATGTCCTCTTATAGTTGTCGTTCCTATAAGTCTAGCATACCTATTAACTTTTTATAGTTTAGATTACGAACTTTATATTTTCCTTTTACAGTCCAATTCTTTTGAATCGCTTGTGTTATGTTTACTTTATTATCAAAAAATCTTCTTGCTTCTCTATTGGAATAAAAATAAAACTTTTTATGTGTTTCAATATCGGTTATAACTACGGATTGTAGTTTTTGTTTTCTGTTTATTTTCAGAACTTTCTTTAAATCTGGACTATCTAAAACATAATATTCCTTTACTCTTGTATTAATACCATGTATTGTTCTGTTTATTGCTTTTTCTGCTTCGTCTACAGAGCCAAACTTTCCAACAAAATTTAATCTGTAATCATAAACAAAACATTCCTTTCCATTCTGATTCCACATCTTAACAACTGTGTTCTTATTACTCATATTTCCTTTTCTATCAGTCCATCTTAAATTGTTCCATTTGTTATTACATTTGTTTGTGTCTATATGGTCTACTTCTTTGTTTTGTGTTGTATGTCCTTCAACAAAACCATAAGCCACTAACCTATGTACAAAACACTTCTTATATCTCCTTTTGTTTTTTAATTTTAAACTTACCTGTTTATAACCTTTATTATTGTTATTTTGTTTTAATTCTATTCCATTATTACCATAAACACTTCCATACTTATCGACTGTATAAATATCTAATACTTGTTCATATTCCTTTGCTAATGTATTTACTTGCTTTCTTTCATACATTACTTGCAACCTCCTATTCTAACTCACAATGGCTCTTGGGAATATTATTGTTTCCTCAATTCCTATGCGTTGCACGTGTTATACAGCCATACACCATATAACTTCCGTTCGGATTAGCATTTCAGCTTTCCCCGATTCTTCCATCCTTTTATACACGCCTAGCAATGTGGTACTCTTAAACGTGTGTGGGTCAATATTAAATTGGTCATATATTGGTTCATCCTTTGTATCCTTTGCATAAACTAAATCTTTTAACTCTATAATTGTGTTTACACAACGAGGCGAACAAACAATCTTTTTAAACCTCTTTATTTTCTTTGTGTTCTGTAATCTGCTACCAATGTACTTTTTGCACTTCTTAACATAAAAACCCTCTTGTCTGTAATACTTAATTGTTTTAGGCTCTGCACTATCACATATAATTGGTTTATCTAATGCGATAGACCTCTCTTTTACCTTTTGTACATCGTCCCTTTTTGAAAACTTATCGTCTGTTATGTTATTCATATATACTTCATCATAAATATATAGAACCTTTTCTGCATCATCAACACAACAAGAAATAAGTGCATTAAATGATGTTTCAAAACCAAAATCAAAACCGAAGAAATGGAATTTTGATGGAATCCTATGTACAACTGCCTTAAATTCTTTTGCATTTGTAGCAACTGTAAAATTCGGTAACACTTTTGTTCCGTTTGCTCCAAACTTACCAAATCTAGCTACTTGATACAATGATTCATCAATATACTTTAATTCCTCAAGATTATCTATATATGATTGCGGCAAAAAAGGGTTATCATCAACTGTACTATGATGATAATAAACACCATTCTTTTTGTTTACTAATGTCTTACGTCTATATAACTCTTCTTCATCCTGTACGGTCTTCTTAATAATCTTGTCTTCCTTCTTTTCTGTATGTGTAAAAAATAAATCATACACCCAGTTTTCCCTTCCTACAGGGTTGCACGTTAATATAAAGTGCAATGTCATATTAGGCTGTCTGACACGTCCTAATATCTCTGTATAAGCTTTATAATTTAACTCTGAACATTCTTCCATCCAAACGATAGAAACTCCGTGTATGGACTTTATCTTCTCTGTATTATCCATACCTCTAAATATAATTCTGCTACCGTTTGGAAAACGTACCTCCATTGGAGACTTAACAAACACTATTTTGTTTCTGTCTTTGTCTTTAAACGATAACAAATCCATGTCACTAACAATTTGTTTTAATATTTCAAAACAAGAATCCTTTATCGTTGTAAATACATTTCTCACAACTAAACAGGTACGTTTTTCTTGTAATAGCTTTAACACTATCTTCTGTGCTGTTGCTTGGCTTTTACCACTACCATAGCCACCAATTACTAAATACTTTTCATAATCCCAGTCCATGATGTAGGATGAAAACCTTTCTGATATTTTTACATCAATATCCATCGTTGTTCTCTACCTACCTCTACATAGTACAAAAAGCAATGTAATGATACTTTATATTCGCACCTACTACATTGCTTTTTGTCTATTAATAGTATACCATATTATTTTATTTTGTCAAGGCATTATTTTAATAATTCTAAAATCATATCTAAAACGTCATTTGCTTCTTTATCACTTTGATTCACTTCTCCTTCTGTACACATTCCCACATCTTCCTGTATTTCCTTGAGTGATAATGAAATAGTTGTCAGGCAAACACGCAAACTAGCTTTATGGATAACATTCAAGTCCAACTTATCCTTTCTGTCCAGCATAACAAAAATTATATCTCCTATTGCTGACATTATAATACCATTCTGCATTTGAACTTTATCAAGCTTCTCGATAATAATATCTTGCTTTGCTTCTTCTTTTGTTTTATCCCCTTTTAACAACTCCATATAATATTCTCTTGACTTTTTAATAGGACATTCAATACCTTTGTCTAAACATCTATGAAACAACTCTTTTGCGGTCATTTCTTCATAATAATTCTCTGTTCTCTCTTCTCTGTTTTTGTTTTCTTCCATTTCTTTGTTTCCTTTCTTGATTAATGTTTTATTTATTTGTTACGAATGGAAAGTGTAGGAATCGAACCTACGACCTATCGGTTATGAGCCGAACGCTACTACCATCTGAGCTAACTTTCCTTACTGGGTATGTTGGATTTGAACCAACGTATCTAGGAGTCAAAGTCCTATGCCTTACCGCTTGGCTAATACCCATTATGACGGTTTAACCTATGCCACCGACAAGGTTAAGATTATCATTACGATTACTTCGATTACAATATAATAATAACACATTTATTAGATTATGTCAACCATTATTTTAATTTATTTAATCAATTCCATTAAATGCTCTATTCATCAAATAAACATATTCGATTGCCATTTCTCTACTACATGGAATCTTCTCCATTATATCTTCTACCTGCCCTTCCAGACCATTCTCCCAAATGTATTTACCTTGTTTTGTAAAATACTCTGGATACCTACACAACTTTTCTTCTATGTCCATTTTCAATTCCTCCTATCATTAAAAACAAATATATATTTTATCATCTTCTGCCGATATATTATATATTTTATTTATATCATATTTTTTCAATTCCTTAACTGTCAACCTCTCTGCTTCGTGTCTTTGTCTATTGCTTGAATCAATTATAACTATGTTTGCATAATCATCACTAAACAACTTTTTTATTAAATCCATTAAATCATTAATTACCATATTTTAACGCCATCCTTTTAATTTCATTTCTTCATCGAGTTCTATTAACTCATTCCACAATTCCTTTTCTCTAATCTGTGAGATTTCATTTTCTGGATGTTCTTTCAAGAAATCATACTCTCTTGCCCATTTATTCGATAAGGCTTCATATGCCAATTCATATAATCTTTCTTCTTTCATTTTTGTTTACCCCTCAACATCAATTTCAAAACTTAAACAAATAGCTTCTACCATTTCATCAATTTCTTCTTGTGTAATTTCTTTCTTTTCATCCTCTGGTGTTCTTCCTGCATCAATTGATTCTAATGCTTCTGTGAAGTTATATCCTTTACTCTCTACCATCCTTGCAATTTCCACATTTGTTCTCTTCATTTTTGTTTGCCCCCTCTTAACAAACATTATTTCATTATTTATTCTTTTTACGCTTACTGTTTTTGTAATATCACAATCAAATTCATCTATTACATGAATGTTTTTGTTTTCATCTTCATAAATACCTACTCTCTTTGTGATATTACATTCAAATTCATCAATTACCTTAAAATCATATTTGTTTAACTTCTTCATTTTGTTTACTCCTTTTCTTTTTGCTTTCTCTTATTAACTTATATTTATTATAACATAATATATTAATATGTCAATACTTTTTTGGTAATTTGTTTTATAATTATTCACATAATAAAACAGGCACTCTAAATGAGTGCCTAAACCTTTCCTATCTGTAATAATTTATTTTCTATTCTTTTTGTTCCTTGTTTAAAATATTCCTCGTCTTGTTCAATGCATATGTATTTTCTATCTTCTTCAATACAAGCAACTGCATTAACAAAACTCCCGGCAAAACAATCAAAAACTATGTTTTTTCTATCACTCCATTTTCTAATCATAAATCTATACAAATCAATCGGTTTTTCTGTTGGGTGTTTCATTTGTTCCGATGGTACTTTATTAATTCTAATAACACTACCACACCTTTTCCCCCTTATCTTTGTTTTTCCTTTTTCGCATATTATACACATTTCATAATCTGTTGATAATGCGTTGAGGTTTCCTATTCCACCTCCACCTTTGTACCATATCAGAACATTTATAATATTGAAAACTTCTTTTAAACAGTTATAATCATCTGCGAAATTCTTCCAAGAACAAAAGAAACAAGCAACGCTGTTTTGTTTCATCACCCTTTTAAGTTCACGATATACACTAAAACGAAAATTGCAATCATCATTCAATATTCGTCTCATTTTTACCTTTCTACCATTACTTTGATAATTAATACCATATGGAGGGTCTGTTAATACCATATCTACATAATTACTCGGCATCCTCTTTATAACATTCAAACAATCGTCATTTATAGATATTCCGAAATTTGTTTTTATTTTATCTTGCATATATATCCCTCTGAACTTAACTTCTTATAAAGTTTTTCTGATGCTTTTTTATTTTCAAACTCCACAATTACTTTGCATATCTTTCTTTTTTCAAATTCCACTTTTTCTACTTCTTCTTGTTCTATTTCTTCCGCCAAGTCAAATCCAAACAAATCCATATCTATATCTGTAAGCTGTTCTATTTCTTCATCAAGTAAACTATAATCCCATTCGCTTTCATTCAGTTTGTTATCTACTAACCTATATGCTTTTATTTGTTCTTCTGTTAGTTCATCTAAGCATACAGTAGGTACTTGTTTTAATCCTGCTTTCTTTGCTCCTAAGATTCTTCCATGTCCTGCTACTACACAATCATGCTTATCAATTATAACAGGCTGTGTAAAACCAAACTCTTTGATACTATTGGCTATCTGCTCTACTTGTTCTTTGTTATGTTTCTTTGCATTTTTCTTATATGGTTTTAATTCCTTTATTGGTCTATATGTTATGTTTAGCTTTTCTGACATATCTCTTTTATACTCCTTTCTTATCTGTTATATGCATTATTTGTTTACCACAAAATGGACAATACCAACTATCAAGTGTTCCCTCAAACATAGCAGGAAACCATGATTCTTCTAATTCATAATCGCATTGTGTTATCCATGCATTTTGTTTTTGTTCTGCATTTGTTTTCTTTATTTTCATCCATCTACATCTGTTCATGTTCTATACTCCTTTATTATTGTTCTGTTATGTTTTGTTGTTTCGTTCTAATATTGTTTGTTTATATATATTATATTAAATATATTTATATATTATATTATTCTGATACATAAAATGCACACTTTATATAACCACCTAAATTATAATATTTGTTTTTATCATATTGCTTTTCTAAGATTTGTTTTAATTCTTTTGTTCTATCTTTATACATACAATTATTCTTATTGCCGCAATTATTACAATTTATATTAATTACAAACATATTAGACCACCTTTCTAGGCTTCATATAGGCTCATATAGACATTCTATATATTTTTACAGGGCATTTATACCCTTATGTCTTAAAATGCTTCTACAACCCTATTTGACTAAATAATAAAAATACCTGCATCTGCTTTTGAACCTTTAAAATAATCTGCTTTTGAACCATCACCTGTGTTTATTGTTTTCATAATCCATGCAAGTGATATTTCTTTAAGCTGTCCACTTGTTGCGATTACTATTTTACCATTAAGAGCGAATCCTAAAGCAACATAGGTATGGATTGGATTCTTTTGTTCAATCACTACTTTTTTGCCTGCCTTTAAAGATTCTTTAATTATCTTTCTAATGTTTATTTTATTGTTTTGTTTTACATCATGATAAACAGGCTTCTTCTTTGATATTGCCTTTACTGTTTTATATGCTCCATGAATTGCTACCTTACTGCCATTAAACTTGTAATGACTTCTGCAATACTTATTTATTTCATATGGACTTTTATTTATTCCATAAATCTCTAATGCTTCTACAATAGCGGCAATGGAACAACCATGTTTTGATATATACTCTCCAAAACTATATTGTTTTACTACTTTGATTCTTTTGTTTTGTTTCCCATTACTTAACACAACTGCCCATGGATATTTTTTATTTTTCTTTTGCTTTTTCTTCAACACAAGTCCTTTAACATACTTGGCATTTACATATCCTGTAATGTTACAATACTGTACTTTTACATACGGGATGTTTTTATCCCATACATATTTTTTGCCAACAATGTTAACTACTTTATTCATTGGCACTGTTCCTAAAACCTTACCTTTTCTGTTTGGCTTTTGTCGAATACTCAATGAATTATATACGTTGCATACCATTACACATTCCTCACTTTATACACATAATACTTACTACGACTGCTTCTACGCTTTCTTTCTGCCAGATGTGATATATTACTCACCGTAACTCCCAAACGCTCTGCAAGGTCTTTCTGACTATCACAAACACATATCGGGAACTCATACCTATCTGGTGTTACCGCAATCCATAATACTTTTGGTTCTTTCTTTTTGTTCTTCTGTTTTGTTTTCATGGTTTGTAAATATCTTCTCCCCAGTCTTCTGATTCATCCTCTAAATCCCAGTATGCATCTTCATCTGATAATTCTTGTTGTTCTTGCTCTGTATTACTTTGCACAGGAACGAGATTGATATTGATACCCTGTGTAATATTTCCTGTATCCTCTAGAATGTCCAACCTGTCCATCATATTCACAATCTCTCTAATTGCCTGTACATCACCTTTAACACCTTTCATATACAAAGATACCATCAGCAACACTTTATTTGTTATCTTCTTATCTGTTATGCCAAACGATTTTAAAACTTTCCTTTGTTTTTCAGATTGTACACCTAAATCAAGGATACTTCTCATACAATTTTGTAGTTCCATTTTCTTTCTATTGTTTTCTTTTTTCTTCTCATGAGATTTTCTTACTATCTCCTGCATTTCTTCGGGTGTTCTGTTTCTGAAATTATATTTATCTATTTTTCCATCTTTAAAACTCTCTGGCATTTCTCCCTTTCTACCCAAATTTGTTCTCCCTCCTTTTTTGTTTTAATATTTAAAAAGGCGGTATTTATTACCGCCTATATTTAATACGACATAATCAATTAACAACTACTTTACATTAATCAACTTAACTTAAAGGAATTTTACTTTGTGAGCTACCATGCCTAATTTTTAAAAATCTATCTTAAACTAAACCAAGATTATGTCGTATCATTATTTAGTTTTGTTTTATGTTAAATGGCGAATATTTAATGGCTATTCCTTCCTCAATTATCCTTATGAGTTCCATGTATATAATATATCATAATACCTTTTATTTGTCAAGGTTTTTCTTGCATATATTCTTCTAATTCATACACATACTGTATCAATTCCTGCCACCTGCTTCTATCTACCTCTATCATTCCTCTTTTATTTACCTTAGTAAACCGTTCTCTTGGCTTTGGTATAAAATCCTCATTCATATTGTGTAGCTTCTGATAGGCTATCTTAACTGCATATGCTATACACATCAAACAAATTGTTATAACAAATGCATCTATTGCATCACACTTGATATAAGCCACCATAACGACCACATACAAGACTTTTACTACTGTGCCTATCTCTCTAGCATTTTTATATATAAAACCTGCTACACGCTCCACCAGAGCATTAAAACCACATAAGATAGCCTTTAATAAATTACATACCCATGATTTCATATTTTCTACGTTCAATCTCATTTGTTGCCCCCCTGTCTGCTAAATCATTTAATAAATCACTTGAATGTCCTTTTACCTTAACAAAATTAATATACATACCTTTTTCATAAATCAATTTTGCCATGCGTTCCCAAATTCTTTTGTTCTTAACTTCCTTACCTGTGGAAGTCTGCCAACCATTTGATTTCCATTTTAATAACCAACTATTAATTACAGGGTTCACAACATACGCTGAATCAGAATAAATTGTAACTTCTTTTACTCCTTCTCTGTATGCCTTTAATATAGCGGCATAAGCGGCTAACAATTCCATTTCATTGTTTGTGGTATCATCCGACCCACCCGTTGTTATCTCTGTTTTATATCCGTTCTTATAAGGTACTACCTCAACATAACACCATCCGCCAATGCCTGGATTTCCAGAACAAGCACCATCTGTATAAAAGGTTGCTTTTGTTTTTGGCATAATCAATTCTTCATTTTTGTTTTTACTCATTCTCCCTGTTCTCCCTTCTTTATCTCATCATAAAATACTATGGCTGTTTTTGCAAACAATTCCCAGATTGTTCTTCCTTCAAGATTTGTTATCCACTCACTATTTTTGTCCAAAAGTCCATGTGTATAAAAAACAAATTTTGTTTTATGTGGCTTTTTTGTTTTGTCTGTTTCAAAATAGGTATTAATCCATTGTGTTTTATACCCATGTTTAATTCTGACAGCCTGCAAAAACTTCTCTAATTGTTCTAAAGGAACTATTTCCCCTTTCTCATATCCTAACTTAATCATTTTCTGTTTTATAGGCTTAATCTTCCATAATATCTTATTAATCTTTTCTTTTCCTTCTTGCTTTCTACAATCAATCAATAACATTTCTTGCACTTTTTCACTCAATCTCATGCTGTTCTCTCCTATTAAATTAATATAGGGCGGCATTTCTGCCACCCCATTGTCAACCCTCATATGGGGTTATTTATTTTACTGGCTGATTAGATTTCCCAATCGTCCTCATCGTCTTCTTCCTCAACCTGTGCTTTTGTATTTGTTTTCTTTGCGGCTTCTGCATCTGCCTTTTTAAGAATCTTTGCATAAACATCTGCTGACTTCTTAGGAACTGCGGTTAATCCTCTATCTTTACACATCTTGTAAAGTTCTTTTGCTGTCTTACCTGCATATGGGTCTGTTTCCTGTTCTTCTTCATCTTCCCAATCGTCCTCTGCATCCTGTGCGGCATCATTTTCTTTCAGAACTGCGATTAATGTTTTCTTATCACGCTTCTTACACTTAGAAGAAATACCTCTCTCACAACATAACTTGTAAAGTGCTGTGCTTGTCATGCTTTCATAATCACCTGCATCTTCTTCTGTTTCTTCTTCCTCTACTTCTGGCTCTGATTTAGCCTTTGCCGCTTTTTTTCCTCTTGCTGGTTTCTTTACTTCTTTCTCTGGCTCTTCATTCTTTTCTTCGCATCCTTCAAACATTGCTTTTAATCCTGCTAACTCTGCTTCCTTAATCATGATTGCCATTTCTAAATCTTTGTTTGTCATTTTGTTTCTCCTTTTCTTTTTTAAATTGATTGTTTATCTGCTTTTATTTACATTTATATTATAACATATGAACTATGTTATGTCAACAAGTTTTTAATTAATTTGTTCTAATGTTTTGTTGATTGCATCATGCAAGTTTACAAGTCCTTCTTTAGAAACAATTCCTAATCCATTCTTTAAGAACATTGTTGCATCCTTTTCTCCTTCATGGATTACAATTTGTTCTGATACCGCATAGCCTAATGTTTCACCATCAAGTGTTGCGGCTTCTGAAATTACAACATTTCTGTTTTCTTTTGTCTGTGCTTTTGCAAGCTGATTATACTTTAATCTTCCCACTCTGTTTCATCCTCACTCTCTGTTGTTTCTGGTAATTCTAATACCGCTAAAAATCTAAGAGGTATATATTCCTCATCAACTAACTCTGTAATCTTATCAAGATTAACATTCTCTGTTAATGACTTAAAAGGAATAACTGCATTTCCATCCCTGTCAAAATTGATACCTCCGATAGTAAACATTCCTAAGCTTACTGACTCACCGCCAAGCTTTGCTTGGATTGTAATATCTGTATTTAATCCCTGTAAGAGTTCTACAGACGTTACCACTTCGTCATATCTTAATTTGACTTTAAGTGTTACCTGCTTGTTTTTACCGATATTCAAACCCTCAAAGGTTGCTACACCTTTTTGTTTAAATTTCTTCTCCACGTTGCTTTTCTCCTTTCTTTCATTTTGTTTTTAAATTTTCTTTCCTGTTGTTCTCTCTCCTGTTCCATCTGTTTATAAAACTGTTCTCTTGTACTACGCATTTTATTAATATTTCTATTAACCTTTTGCGTATCTTTATTATATTCCTTTTCTTCTTCAATGTCAACACTTTTTTGTGAAAATGTTTCATTTTGTTTTGCTTTTTTATATTCTTGATACTCTTTGAACTCTTCTTCTGGTATCATAACATATACACTATCTGTTGTTAAAAACTGTAATGCGAATATAGGTATCTTATGTGAGGTACAGGCATGATATTCTAATGCATTAATATCTTCTTGCTTTACACTTATACTCTTGTTGTCTGTTGACTTTAGCTGACACATAAATAAGTCGCTTTCCCCATCTTCTTTCTGAATCCATCCTGCGCCAGAATTTATCGTGGGATTGATACCTAATCTATGCATTACTTCTGCTTCGTTCTTGCGGTAAAATCTTGTTGACCTTTTAGCCATTATTTCTTTTTATCCTTCCTTCCATATTCCATCATTAACAGTCCAATGTCTTATTTCACCTTTCCACCATTTTGTTATATATTTTCTACATCCACCACTATTATTATATACATTATCTTTTAACATTTGTTCCAAATCAAAATCAAACAAAAAATGTTCTGATGGGGTTACCCTTGCAACATACCCCCCTCATTGCACATCTTTTTTGCCGATAATATTCCTTACTCATCGCTCTTTTATATTCTTTTGAGCTTAAATCATCTAATTTCCCATCATACCATATAAGTATACCTTGTGCATTATTATTTTTAGATTTATAATTGCCCTCTTTCCTGCTCCGTTCTCTACGTTTTAATTGGTCTTCTGTTAACTCATAATCTCTTTTTAACATTCCACTATTTCCACGAACGTGTCCCATCCTCTGAAATACGTTTCTCATTTTATCATGACTGTTTTTTATTCTCTTTCTTGATTGTTCTATATCTTTGTTATACCATCGTTTATTTATAATAGCACGGCATTCTTTACAACGGCAACTTAATCCATCGCTCCTGCTTTTACACTTATTAAAACAACTAATAGGCAATTCTTTTCTACATTTAGAACAAACCTTTGTACCTTTCTCAAAATCTGCTTTCATTCTTTTTCACCATCTTTCTGCTTTCTGCTATACTTAATATCTTCTGTTTATCTTTTTGTTTTAATCTATCCCATAAGTCAAAACCTGTTGTTCCATCATAATCGTAAAACACATATCCGTATTGTGTATTTACTTTAACCCATTCCTCTGTATGTTCTTTCTGTATGCTTGTTAATTGTCTTGCTACCTCATCATAGTGTTTATCAGTCCATACACTATCATCCACTATGTAGTATAAATAACTATGAACTAATATTACTCTTTGCAAGAATTCAACCTTCATTGCTTCTGTCCAATAAATAGGAAATTTATAAATTATATCACCTTCTTCCCTTATTTTGTATAATATTATTTGTTTTGTTTTCCAAAATCAAATTCTATAAATGTTTTCCTTGCTTCCTGTTCTGTAAATACCCCTCTATTGCATAACTCTTGTAAACACATCATTTGTTCTTTACACGCTTTCTTTGTTTCTTTTGACATATTATATGCAAAACTTGAAACTAACTGTGCATTGTTCATTTTTTTTAATTCTCTACTTGTCATTTTGTTTTATCTCCTAATCCTCAAAACTTGAACAAATAGCTTCTACTAAATCGTCAAGCTCTTCCTGTGTGATTTCCTGCTGTTCTTCCTCTGGTGTTCTTCCTGCATCCAAATCCCTTAATGCTTCTGCATAATCATAACCTCTACTTGCTATCTCCTTTGCTATTTCTACGTTTGTTTTTCTCATATTCTTACCCTCCTATTCTACTCCATACAGGTCTGGGTCATTATATTCTTCCTCATAAGCCTGTAAAGCTTCTTCTTTTGTTTCAAACTCTTCTACTGTCTGGATTTCTCCATTGTAAATAGCTTCATCCCAATCCATTCCCTGTTTCTTTGCTTCATCTGTTAATTCATAAATTCTATGCATTTTGTTTTCTCCCTTTCTTTTTTGATGTCTTAATTATAACATACGTTTTGTTTTATGTCAACAACTATGTTTAAAAAGTTGTTTCTATTGCGATATGCATTTCGTACATAATTTCAACAATAGTGTTTCTACTAACATCGTTTAACAATGCCTTTTCGATTTTCTCTAATTTGTTTCTATTATGTGAAACATTAAAACTTTTGAGAACCTTAAAAGCATTTACTCTATACTGTCTGTTTTCCTGCTCCTGTGCATATCTTAACATTCCCATAATCTCTTTAACCATTTCTACTTTTCTCATTGCTCTCATTTTGTTTCCTCCTAATTTGTTCTTTCTAATGTTTTCATTTCCTTTTGACAATTATATATTAACACATACACTATGTTTTGTCAACAACTTTTTGAAACTTTTTTAAAAACATAACAAAAATAAAAGGTGGCTGTTATACCACCTGTAAATCGTATAATGCTTTGTAGTATTTATTTGAACCTGTTGCTCTAAAACTATTAATGGTATCTTTTGTCATACCCTTAAATACTGCTATTGCTATAATCTGTTTTAAAGGAATATTTGTTTTTTCAAGTTTTGTTACCATCATAATACAACGATAAGAAAATGTTGCACGAATACCATTGTTATTAGCTTCTGTTCTTAAATCCCTTATAAAGTTCACAAGGTCTTCATTACTGTTTGAAATAGATAACTCAATGTTTCTGTCATATCCAAACTCAATGATTGCAAATCTATCTAACGTGGCTTGGTCTAATACCATTCTTCCAGTGTACATTTCATCCGCTCCACTTCCAACTGTATTTCCTGCGGCAACTACACGAAAATTTTTATGTGCATGAATCTTGCCATTTGGAAACTCAAAATATTTATTTGCTATAACGGCATTTAATAAAACTAATACTTCTGGAATACTTGCGTCCATTTCATCAAGGAAGAATATTCCACCATTTTTGAAGGCTTTATAAAATTCTGTTTCATGATATGTTCCACCTGCATCAATAAAACCAGTAAGCTTATACTCCTGCTGTACACTGTTTGTAAAATAGAACTCAAGTCCTAATTCCCAACTAATTTGTTCCAATGTGAAGTTCTTTCCTGTTCCTGCTTCACCTGCCAGATATACAGGAATATCATTTTCAATACAAGCTTTAATTGTATCATACTGACAATGCCTTACTTCTTTATCCTCTTTTACTTCTTCCTGCTTAGGTTCTTCTTTTTTAATTTCTACTTTTTGAATCTCAACATTATTGTTATTAACTTTAATACCTTTTCTAAGGCTATCAGTTGTTCTTGTTTCACTTCTAAAATCTTCTGGCTCTTTATATTGTGTTCCAACATTGTTACTATCGAATTTATACCAATATAAAATACCTTGAATTTCAAAACAATAAACATTTTGTCTTTGCAATTCTCTAATCTCTTTTGTATGCCTTCTAAATGTTCTTTTTAATTTTACTGTACCAAAATCTGTTTTAACTTCGGCTATTGCTTTATTTCCTTCTTTTGTTACTGATAAAATATTTCTTGTTTTCATTGTCTTATTCTCCTATCATTTTGTTTTATCTCTTTGTTGTATTTATAATAACATAAATACTTTTGTTTGTCAATATGTTTTTAAAACTTTTATTTAATTTGTTTTATAAAAGTTAATTAAGGTTAACAACCTTAAATCCTAACCCCTATAATCCCCTTCCCTTTATGCTTATTATACTTCTTTTGTTTTGGGTTGTCAAGAACTTTTACTAAAAAATAAATAAGCCTCATATACACATTCTAAGCCATTTTACTATCCTACCCTATAAAGATTACCTTTATTTATATAGAATTGATTTAAAACGTATATATGAAGTTCATATCAATACTCTAGCATTTATATTTTTCTATATCTGTGATTTCTTCCTCTTCTACCATCGCAGGAATGAAATAAGTTTTTTCAAACAATAATTTAGCATCACTGTTTCTTGCCGGAATTCCATAAAATTTACCAAGATACTCACACTCTGGTAAACGCTCTATTAATCCAAATATAATTCTTCGTAGCATAGATGGATGAACCATAGGAAATGCCATTTGTTTTATGTTCATTCTTTGTGAGGCATCTTTTATTTTTACAACAAGTGAAACCATTTTGGGATTTTTTGCATAACTATTATTTGTTGCAACCAGAGCAATGTTTAAATTAATTCTATATCCATCCGATTCTAATTTATTTACAAGTTTCAAAACTTTCAAAGACTGCTCTTTTATTGTTTCTGTTCTAACACTGCAATTATATGATATACTTTTTGTTATGCTTATTACTTTGTTTTTTACAGGTACTCTTTTGTTTGAAATCATATTTGTTGGAATACCTTGTAAATATCTAGGTACGGAACACTGATAGCCTGCTACTCCATAACAATTTCTATTCTTAAATGAAACGCTTGTATTTACCTTTTTAATGCTTTGTGTAAATTCCTTTGAGACTTCATCCCATCCATGTAATAAAAGGTCTTCTGCGGCATCATATGACTCTGTACCAGTAAAAGATTCTCTTCCATATTCTGATTTTCTAAGTGGTTTAAATGTATCTGTTAATTTGTCCTCATTGTCACGAATGAAACGAGCCACTTCTGTTATACTATTAAAATGAATTATGTTATCCTTTCCTACTTTCTGTTTTACCATTGTTTTG